ACGCGGGTTATTTGCTTTAGACGCTAATAGAAAGCCAAATGAATACGCTCAAATGATGGCTTTATTCAATCAGGATTGCTTACGAAAGTTGTGTTTTGAGTTAAAGGCTTTAGGTCAATGTGCTATCCAAGTACATTACGACAAATCGCATAAAAAGATTCTAAAGTCATATCATATACCAGTACAATTATTAGCACCTGAAAAGTGTAATAAAGACGGAGAAATAGAAGCGTATTATTACTCTGATAATTGGGAAGACATTAGGAAGTTTGCACCTACAAGAATTAGTGCTTTTGGTTTTTCAAACGATGAAATAGAAATACTTTATATTAAGCCTTATAGTTTAGGGATGAAGTATTTTAGTTATGTTGATTATCAAGGGGCTTTAAGTTATGCGCTATTAGAAGAAGAAGTTTCAAACTACCTAATTAATGAGGTGCAAAATTCTTTTTCAGGAACTAAAATCGTAAACTTTTCTAATGGAGTTCCGACTCCTGAAATGCAAGACCAAATAAGTCAAGAAGTTTTAGGAAAATTAACGGGTTCTCAAGGTAGAAAAGTAATAGTAAGTTTTAACGACAATGCTGAAAATAAAACAACAGTAGAGGATATACCATTAAACGATGCTCCCGACCATTATACTTACTTAAGTGAAGAATGTTTACGAAAAATTATGCTAGGACATAACGTAACATCACCTTTACTTTTTGGTATTGCTTCGGGTAATGGATTTAGTTCAAATGCTGACGAGTTAAGAAACTCAAGTATTTTATTTGATAATATGGTTATTAAGCCGTTTCAAGACCTTTTAATAGCCAACTTAGATAGAATATTAGCTTTTAATGGAATATCGCTTAAATTAGCTTTTAGAACGCTACAACCTTTAGAATTTACTGACGTAGAAAATGCTCAAAGCGAAGAACAAGTTGCTGAAGAAACAGGAACGATGTTGAGCAAGGATTCAGTAATAGCGCAATCACTTATAGACTTAGGCGAAGACGAAAACGAAAATTGGCTTTTAATAGACGAAAACGCTGTTGACTATGATAATGACGACCTAGAGAACGAAACGCTTTCTAAGGAAGTTAAACAATCATTATTAAGCAAGGTGTATAACTTTGTAAGTACAGGAGATGCAAGACCAAACATTCGAAGTAAACAAGACGAGGTAATAGACGGAATAAAATTTATAACACGTTATGTTTATGCAGGAGAAACTACTGCTAAAAGCCGTGAGTTTTGCAAAAAAATGATTGCAGCAGGTAAGATTTACCGAAAAGAAGATATTAAAAATATGGACACGCAAGTAGTTAATGAGGGTTGGGGTCCTGAAGGGGTAGACTTATATTCAATTTGGTTTTACAAAGGTGGTGGTAATTGTCACCATAGATGGAATAAGCGAGTTTATGCTACATTTAGTGGAACTGCTATAGATGTTAACGACCCTAAATTTAAACAAGTTGCGGTTCGTAAAGCTGAAAAGTTAGGTTATGTGGTTAAGAATGATAAATTAGTTAGCACGTTGCCAAAAGATATGGCTTACAATGGCTTTTTACCAACTAACAAACGTTTTCAATAATGGCTGAAATACTTTTTATAACACGAGATGACATAGTGCGTTACACGGCTTTAAATGGCAATGTAGACACGGACAAATTTATTCAGTTCATTAAGATTGCTCAGGACGTTCAAATAGAAAATTATTTAGGAACTAAGTTAGTTGACAAATTAAAACAACTAATTGAAGATAACGAGGTAAACGATGTTGGAAATGAAGATTACAAATTTTTATTAGAAGGTCACGTTAAATGGATGCTAATATATTGGGCTATGTATGAATATATGCCAAATGCAGCATACACAATTGCGAACAAAGGGGTCTATAAACATTCAAGTGAAAATGCTGAAAACGTAGAAAAAAACGAAGTTGATTATTTACGTGAATACTATAAGACATTAGCGGATAGATACACCTCTCGTTATTTAGATTACATAACAAATAATTCTGCTTTATTTCCTGAATACGATGCAAACGAACCAGGTGATGTTTATCCAAATGATAATATTAATTACGGAGGTTGGATTTTATGAAGACATACAAACCGAAAAAGGAAAACATTAATAAATTAATCGTTTATTTAAAAAAACTCGATGGCAAAAGTAAAGATATCGGAACTAACGGCAAAGGGAAGTAGTTTAGCACAAATAACGCTAACAACTGTATTTATTCAGACATTTTCACACTAAGTAAAACATATTAACAATGGCAAATAGCAACGGATGGGGAGATGGAGCAGGTAATAATGCGATAGGTTGGGGACAAGCCGCTAACAATGCAATAAGTTGGGGTAAAAGTCAAATTGATAGTTGGGCGGGTTTAACTGATATTACGGGCATTCCATCAACTGATTCAGACGCACAAGCGTTTATAACTGCCGCAGGAATAACTGACGCAACACAACAAAGTGCAATTAATACGTTGGTAATTGATTTAAAAGGTTATTCAATTTGGACTAAGATAAAAGCTTTATATCCTTTCGTGGGTGGTACGAGTTCAACGCATAAATGGAATTTAAAAGACCCTAGAGATTTAGACGCTGCTTATAGATTAGTGTTTAATGGTGGATGGACTCATTCAAGTGGTGGAGCTTTACCAAATGGAACGAATGGTTATGCAGATACTAAGTTAGTTGCTTCAGGAACACTAAGTTTAAATTCAACAAGTTTTAGTGTTTATTCCAGGACCAATACTGATTTATTAGCTCCATCAATTGGCAATGTCACTGGAGGTGCAAGTTCAGAAGCGTCATTATTTTTGAGGTATTCGAATACAAGTTATGTCAGAGTAAATGGAGGCACAGCATCAACACAGGCAAATTCAGACTCAAGAGGTTTATTTATTGCCAACAGAGCAAGTTCAAGTCAGATTCTTTACCAAATTAGAGGCACACAATATACATTGAGTAATACAAGCAATTCATTAAGTACAAATTCTTTTCAATTAGGAGGTGTTAATCCTAATTTCTTTGATAACAAACAACTTGCTTTCGCATTTATAGGAGATGGCTTAACTAGTCAAAATATGACTGATTTAAACACGGCAGTAGTAGCATTTGAAACAGCATTAAGTAGAAACGTATGATACAAGTAGGACTTTTGACATTGTCACAAAAAGAAGAGTTGACAGGACAACTTTACGATTGCGATTCTTATTTCAACCCGATTCAAGATATCAATGATAATTGGATTATATCGGTAGAAGAAATAGAACAAAACGAAAATCAATTATTAGCTTGGGTTAAGGATTTACCTTTGATTCCTTTCGAACCTAAGCCATCACCTGAACCAATTTTTTAATATGATACCTTTAAACAAATACTTTGATATAATCAAAAAGCAAGGAGCCACAGGAGTTTTAGCTATGTGGTTATGGTACACCCATACGGAAGTTCAAGATTTAAAAGTTAGACTTTACGATTGTTATGGCAAAGGACATACGTCTTCAGTAACGAAGCCAATTGCAGATACTACTAATTTTGCAGTTATACCAAAAGACGAATTAAACGAAATCGAATGAGTTACGATTGGTTAAAAGAAGAAAAGTCTCCTAGAATTTTAGTTCAAGCAGTTAAACAACTTGGAGTAAAAGAGATTGTAGGTAAAGAACACAACCCAGTTATAATGAATTGGGCGAAAGAACTAAACTTAGACAAGGTTTATAAATCAGATGAAATTGCTTGGTGTGGTTTGTTTATTGCTTATTGCTGTCACTCAGCAGGTCTAGAAGTAGTTTCTAAGCCATTATGGGCGTTGTCTTGGAGTAATTGGGGGAATGAAGTTAAAGAAGCAATGTTAGGCGATGTATTAACGTTTAAACGCGAAGGTGGTGGACACGTTGGTATTTATGTAGGAGAAGATGATACACACTATCACGTTTTAGGTGGCAATCAGGGAAACTCGGTCAGTATTTCAAGAATTGCAAAAACACGATTATTTAAAGCACGTAGAACGATATGGAAGATAGCACAACCTGCTAACGTAAGAAAAATTAAATTAGAACCAAAAGGAGTAATAACAACTAACGAACAATAAAATGGCAAAAAAGAATTTAAAAGTAAATGTTGACACTGAGAATATAGATGTTAACGTAGAGCGTAAAGACGGAAACGTAAAAGTAGATTACGATTCTAAAAACATAGATGTTAAGATAGAGAAGACCGCTGAAGGCTCTGAGGTGAAAGTCGAAGCTACAGGCGGTTTCTTTAAAATAATTGGCAAAATACTTGGAAAGGTATTATTGAGAAGAATTAAATAGTAAATTTGTATAGCCGATTCATAATTTAGGTTTAATTGTTAACGAGAACCCTTGCTTTTAGTGAGGGTTTTTTATTTGCCTAAAAAAATATTTTTAAAGATTTGTAACTTATATTAAAAAATATAGTATATTTGCTGAAACAATTAATATTTAAGTTATGAAAAAACACTTTTACAACTTGTTA